CATATTATTGTAATAATACATCAACTGGATTTAATAGCATGACATTCTCTAATGTTGTAATAAATGGATCTGCAAATCCAGTACTAACAGCTGAAGATGGTACATGTTAATACTACTTAAAATAAAAAATTATGATAAATTATTATACCAGACCAGGTGGAGCATTTGTTAAAATAGACACAGATGCAGAAGTTGTTAGTTTAGCTTTAAATGCTTCTACTCAAAAAACATTATCTGTTATTTTTAACAATCCAGATTATTATAACTCAACAGTTAGCTCTTCAGCTACTTGGGATACAATCAGTCAAGAAGTATACGACGTTAACAAAACTGAAGTTTTAAATTATCTAACAGGCAGTATTTAAAACAGTTTGTTGACCTAAAGTCTCTATTATATATTTAACCTAATAATAAAGGTTATGTTTTATATAATAGAGACAAAAGAACAACTTGAACAGTTAGGCAAACCAGAATATGATAAATGTTTTGTTAATGTTATTACTACAAATGACAATCGTCATCCATCTCTAACTAAACCATGTTTAGTATATTATAATGATGGAGAAAAAGGTTATATTTTACCTATCGACCATAGTGAAGCATTTAAATTAGATTGGGAAACAGTTAAGGAATTTATATCTAGCATTAACACAGTTTATGTTTTAGATAAGAAATTCCATTTATATTTTCTACCAGGACATAATTTAATTGACTTAAATTTTCATAGTTACATAGACGAATCACAATTTGATACTAAAGTACACATTGATTTTAATCATGAAAAGTATTATTTACAAGAATTAAGTACACTTATACCTATTCCTAAACATTATGAGAAATGGGAAAAAATTTATTGGAATATAAAAGAAAGAGGATTAATTTCTAAATTCGCAATAGCTAATGTATTCTTGAATTATAATTTTACCAATGTATTCCATCAGATTGAAAAAAATGGTATTGGTATTGATCCACGTAAATTTAATAAACATTTTGAAACTACTTGGAAAGATAATTCGATTTACGGGAATACAGTTTTTACTCAATATAATCTATATAATTTAACTCACCGTCCGTCAAACGCATTTAATGGCGTTAATTTCGCCGCACTTCCTAAGGACGGCGCACGCGAATCATTTGAACCAAATAATTACATGTTTGTTGAGTTTGATTACAGTGCTTACCATCCACGTATAATTGCTAAAGCAATAGGATATGAATTTGAAATTGATCCATATGATGAGGTGCCTAAAGAAATAATGTTTCAAAACTTATATGGTGGTATTAGAGACGAATATGCATGGTTTCCGTTTTTTGCTAAATTAACTGAATGGTTAGATAATCAATGGGAAGAATTTAAAAATACAAATAGATTAAAATTACCATGGGGAACTAACATATATAAAGTTAGAATAGAAAACCCAAATAAAAATAAAATATTAAGCTATCTTATCCAGGCATATGAAACATACTATAATACATTAACATTAGAACGTGTATTAAAATTGTTAGACGGTAAGAAAACTAAAATAGTATTATATACATACGATTCAATTCTATTGGACGTGGCTAAGGAAGACGTTAAAACATTATTACCTAAAATTAAACAAGAACTAGAAGCTGATGGATTCCCGACTCGCATGAGTGTTGGCGAGAATTATGGCGCTTTAATAAAAAAATAATATATTTATGGAATATAATATAACCATACAAGAGTTGGCAAATAAGTTATTCGCGACCTTCTCAAAGAAGGAAGACATATCAGAAACATTAGAGACCATACAGGGTCGATACAATATCCTATTTAATAAGATTTTTATCTTAGAATCTAAGGATAGTGATGAGCTTATTTGTACATACAACATTGATCCAGGTAATTTAAGTATTACATCAGTATTACCTAATACTATCTTATTACATCGCAAGAAAGAGTCAAACACGTTATATACAATTAATGCTTTAAATACTTTAGTAAAGACATTAAATAATGGTGTGGCCGATCCAAATTTTAAAGTAGAATGGAATGATTACAAAAACATCATTTTATTAACAAACGGCCCTGACTTAAGAAAACTAGAAACAACTATTCATAAGATAGTTAATCTCTAAGTTTGGCCTCCGGCATCTCAGATGCTATATTTACCGTATATTTAAAAAATAATAATTAGTTATGGATTTAAACGCTATCAAACAACGTATGCAATCGTTGCAAAACAAAGGCAAAGGCGGCGCCAAAAATGACGACCGTGCTAAAAATTTCTGGGTACCACCAGTAGGCAAATCAGTAATTCGTATTGTTCCGTCTAAGTTCAACAAATCAAATCCATTCAAAGAAATAATGTTCCACTATGGTATTGGAAACAAAACCATGTTGTCATTAACTAACTTTGGTGAAAAAGATCCAATTGTTGAATTTGCACAACAACTACGTAAAACTAGTGACAAGGAAAATTGGTCATTAGCTAAAAAGATTGAACCTAAAATGAGAGTATTTGTTCCTGTAATTGTTAAAGGCGAAGAAGACAAAGGTGTTCGCATGTGGCAATTTGGTAAGGAAATGTATCTTGAATTATTAGGTATTGCTGAAGATGATGACATCGGAGATTACACAGACATTATGGATGGTAGAGACTTAACAGTCGATACAGTTGGACCTGAAGTTACAGGTACTAAATTCAACAAATCATCTATTCGTATCAAACCAAAAACATCAGCATTATCAGAAGATAATGAATTGATTAAAAAATGGATTTCAGAACAACCAGAAATACTTACACTTTATAAAAAGTATGAGTTTGATGAAATGAAAACCATGTTGATGGAATGGTTAGAACCAAGTGAAGAAACAACTGAAGAAACAACTGAAGAAGTTGCTGAAACACCAGTAGTAGAAGCACCTAAAGCTAACTACTCTCTTAACACTAAGAAAAAAGGGTTTGATGAAGATGAATTTGATGAATTATTCCAAAAATAACTAAACAATGGCTAAAACAACAAAAAACGTAAACGCTAGTGTTTCTCAAGCTATTAAAGGTACATTTGATCTTGATAAGTTTAAGAAAACTAAAAAACTAGATCAATCATCAAATTTTAAAGCGCAGAAGTGGATTCCATTTTCACCTGCAGTACAAGATGCACTTTCAATTCCTGGTATACCAATGGGTCATATCACAATTGCTAGAGGTGGATCGGATACAGGAAAAACAACTTTAATGATTGAAGCAGCAGTAGCTGCTCAAAAAATGGGAGTGTTACCTGTATTCATTATTACTGAGATGAAATGGGATTTCGCTCACGCTCAAAAAATGGGATTTATCTGTGATGCTGTTCCTGATGAGGCAACAGGAGAAGTACTAAATTATAGTGGTTTCTTCTTATACATTGACAGATCAACCTTAAATTCGATTGAGGACGTATCAGCATTTATAGCTGACATTTTAGATGAACAAAAGAAAGGTAACTTACCTCATGATTTATTATTCTTATGGGATTCAGTAGGTTCTATACCATGTGATATGAGTATTGAACAAGGAAAAAACAATCCTATGTGGAACGCAGGTGCTATGTCGACACAATTTGGTAATTTCATTAATCAGAAGTTTCCAATGTCACGTAAAGAAAGCTACCAATTTACAAATACATTTTTTGTAATTAATAAGGTAGGAGTTCAACCAGCACTTACACCTATGAGTCAACCAAGAATGACTAATAAAGGCGGTAATACAATGTATTGGGACGCTTCATTAGTAATTACATTTGGTAATGTTACAAATAGTGGTACATCTAAAATACATGCCCAAAATAAGGGTAAAAAAGTAGAGTTCGCTAAACGTACTAAAGTATCGATTGACAAGATTCACGCTGATTGTGGTATCGCTACAACATCAACAGTAATTGTTACACCACATGGATTTATTCCTGACACTAAGGACGATGAGAAAGCTTATAAAGCAGCTCACGCACATGAGTGGTTCGGTGAAAATGTAAAAATTGAAGAAATTCAAATTACAGAAGACAACAGTGAATGGGAAGAAAGTAGTAAAATATCACCAATGATTGAAATTGACAATGACGATGAACAAGACGCTTAAGCAAATACTTGACGGTATACAAAACTCACAAGATGATCCATTGTATTTAAATAGTAGAGTACTACTAGTAGATTCGATGAATACATTTCTAAGAAGCTTTGCCATGATCAATCATATGAATCCAGGAGGAGCCCACATTGGTGGGCTCACTGGTTTCTTAAAGTCAATCGGGTTTGCAATTAGACATATTAAACCAACTAGAGTAATTCTAGTATTTGATGGTACAGGCAGTACAACGAATAAAAAGAATTTATTTGCCGATTACAAAGGCAATAGAAAACTACAACGTATAACTAATTGGGATGGCTTTGACAATAAAGAAGAAGAAGCAGCATCAATAGAAAATCAAATACTACGTTTAGTTAATTATTTAAGATTATTACCAGTTGATTTACTTTCTATTGATAAAGTAGAAGCGGATGATGTTATAGCTTATATAACTAATAAGGCTAAGGATGAAGTATACATTATGTCAGCTGACCAAGATTTTTTACAGTTAGTAAATGACAAAGTAACAGTATATTCTCCTATTAAAAAGAAATTTTATACACCTAAATTAGTTAAAGAAGATTATAATTTATATCCTCAAAACTATATCAATCAAAAGATATTAATGGGAGACAGTTCAGATAATATACCTGGAGTAAAAGGATTAGGACCTAAAAAACTATTCAAATTATTTCCAGAACTAGAATCTAGTACTGTTGTTACATTTGAGAGTATATTAGAAAAATCTAAAGAATTAGTTAATGAACATGGTTTGTATGGAGATATTTGTAACTTCTCAAAACAACTTTTACTTAACCAACAATTAATGGATTTAACAGAGGTAGACATACCTGAAAACGGTATTGAAGAGATAGAAGAGGTTTTAACTAGTGAACCTACAAAACTAGAAAAATTGGCATTCTTAAAATTATACAACGAAGATAAGTTAGGTAATTCAATCCCTAACACAGAGATTTGGCTAACCGAAATATTTTCATATCTTCAAGCTTATAAAAAACAATAAAAGTTATGGTAGCATTTTCAAAATTAAACCAATATGGTTTGAACTTTCAAACCAAGGTAATTAGTTCGCTTCTAAAAAATAAAAAATTTCTACTTAACATTAGAGATGTTGCTACACCAGAATATTTTGATAATCAAGCTCATCAATGGTTAGTAGAAACTATTATTAAGTATTTTGATAAATGGCATTCAACTCCAACATTAGATACTCTACATATTGAAGTAAAGAAAATAGATAATGATGTTTTAAAAACATCTGTAGTTGAACAATTAAAAGAAGCATATAAAGCTTCAAATGAAGATCAAGACTATGTAGAACAAGAATTTAGTAATTTTTGTAAAAACCAACAATTAAAGAAAGCACTATTAACATCAGTTGATTTATTACAATCAGGAATGTATGATGATATTAGGTCACTTGTCGATTCAGCTTTAAAAGCAGGTATGGATAAGAACTTAGGTCACGAATATGAAAAAGATGTTGAAGATAGATATCGTGCAGAATATAGAAGTCCAGTCGCTACACCTTGGTCTGTAGTAAATGATTTATTACAAGGTGGATTAGGTGGTGGTGATTTTGGATTAATATTCGGAGGTCCAGGTGGTGGTAAAAGTTGGTCATTAATTGCTTTAGGAGCAGCAGCTGTTAAAGCAGGATTTAATGTTAATCACTATACATTAGAATTAAGTGAAGCATATGTAGGTAAAAGATATGATGCTTGCTTCACTAATATATCAGTAGCCCAAATACAAGAACACAGAGTAAACGTTGAAAAAGTGGTGTCTGCATTACCTGGTAGATTAGTAATTAAAGAATATCCGATGGGTAAAGCGACTGTAAGTACTATTGAGTCGCATATACAAAAATGTAGAGACTTAGACCAAGCACCTGACTTAGTCCTTATTGATTATGTAGATTTATTGCGTGCTAATAGAATAAGTAAAGAACGTAAGGAAGAAATTGATGATGTGTATGTAGCTACTAAAGGTTTAGCACGTGAAATGAATGTACCAATTTGGAGCGTATCTCAGGTAAATAGAGCAGGTGCTAATGATAACATTATCGAAGGTGATAAAGCTGCTGGTTCATATAATAAAATGATGATTACTGACTTTGCAATGTCATTATCACGTCGACGTCAAGATAAAGCAGGTGGCACAGGTAGATTCCATATTATGAAAAACAGATATGGTATGGATGGTATAACTTACGCGGCTGTCATAGACACATCTACGGGTCATATACAGATTGATAATAATGAGTTAGATGAAGAAACACTTGAAAGTGAAAAACCAAAGAAATTAAATGAAAATTTTGATACCTTTGATCGTGACACTTTAAAGAGAAAATTTTTCGAACTTAATAATAATAGTGGGTCTTAAACATATTTATCATTATATGAGTAAAGTAGTATTAGTATCGTGTTCTTCGGGTAAAGAAGATAAATCAATGCCTGCAGAAAAATTATATAATTCTGATTTGTTTAAGAAACAAATGGAGTATGCTAAAAAATTAGCTAACTCTAATAATATATACATCATATCTGCTAAGTATCACTTAGTACCATTGGATAAAACAATATCTCCTTATAATCTAACATTAAAGGATATGCCAGCACCTGCTCGTGAGAAATGGGCTGAAGTTGTTTTAAACCAATTGCAACAAAAAGGTTATAATCTTGATAGAGATACTTTTGTAATTTTAGCAGGAAATGCGTATCGTCAATATTTAGAACCCCACATGAAAAATGTGGAGGTACCTTTTGAAGGTCTACGTATAGGACAACAAAAGAAAGCGTTGTTACAGAAGCTTAAAGAAGCTATCATTAAGTTAACAAACAAAATAATTAAGGAAGTAAAAAAACTTTATAAAAATGGAGTTCTCTAAAAAACAAGTTGAAGAATTGATGACTCAATATCTTCAAGACAATGATGACTATGGTAATGAAAATGAAAGTGGAATAATCACTGAAATTTTCAATAAGTATAAGAATTTACTTACAGAGAACACTAGTGAAAATGTTTCGACTTCACTTCTTCAAGAACACGCTAATGGATTAGAAGGTATTCCAAAAGATATATTTGAAGATTTTATATTATACCTTCAAATGACTAAATTAGATAGTCGCTTACTTTAAAATTTATTAAAAAAAA